GTACAGTGCGGCTCGTTCTGACGCTTCGGCTTCGATGGCCTGACCTTCGACTTTTATCTCTTCAACTCGCTGCTGCGCCTCAAACCCTGCTCTACGGAGTTCCAGTTCGCGTTCAATCTGCATCTGAGCCATCGTCAACTCATGCTTTTTGTCGGCACGATCTTGGAAGAAACCCAGCAGTTTGGGCAAGCCGCCAGCCAGAAAGGAGACTAAGGTGGAGAGTAGGGTTAGCATTTCTTTTCGTCCTCGTGTGATAATTTAACGCCAGCCAACAGGCCGATAAAGCCACCGACAATGGTTTGAAATGCAGGGCCAACAAGTTCAAAAATCTTGTTGTTGTCCACCTTGTCGTCAAACAGTCCAAGCAACATGACACCAGACATTGACAGAACAACAATACACAGGGTCATGCTGACCATCAGTGTGACAAAGAAGGTAAGCTTGGCTTTCATTTGGTGCCTCGAAAAATTCCATGATTACCTGTGCAGCGTGAGGCCTGCATAGACGATGGCTGACATACTAAAGATAAGCACTCCCGCGGTCTTAATGAGGATGCCCTCAATCCTTTTTAACCGTGCGTTGATCTGGTCATAGCGCTCAGCGCAAACAGCCTCATGGCTGGTGAATTGTGATTCAAGGCTCATTTCTTTCTAGCTCCTGCACCAAGTTCTAAAGATTTTTGTACTTCAGCTGCGTTTGCCCTTCTTGCTCTCATTTCCATCACTGTGGTGCCTAACTGCAAGCCTGGTGCAATGTAATTTAATCCACCTTCTGCGGCAGCACCAATGCCTTGTTTTGCTTTTTCTGCCAAAGCTGCTACCAAGGTGTTTGAATTGTTGACAAATGCGCCTCGGGGTTGTTCTTGTGTGTAACGTGCTACATTGCCAAGAGTTTTTAATTCTGATGCTATTTCTGGTGTAAAAATTTGTTCCAGATTTTTTACGTCATCAAGATTTTTTAATGCTCTGTTGTATCCAGCTTGTGTAAAATTGCCGTTTTCACCTACGATGCCAGCTTTATCTCTCAAATAGTTTATTGTGCCAGAGGCCATGTGCTGATGCGCTACCGAGTCTTTGCCAAGATGGTTGACCATCGTAGCAATGTTTTTGTTTACGCCATTGACAACAAACTTTTGTAAATATTTGTCTGCTGGCACAACATCATCTACTGCCGCTTTATAGGCCGGGTCTTTTTTTAGCATATCAAAGCGTTCTTTTGCCAAACCTCGGGCAGTATCAGCCAACGGTTTTAATTTTCCAGCGGCTTGGCCTGTTAACGGCAGCTGCTCTAACGCCTCACGCACAATGCTTGATGCCATTGCAGCATTACCATCGCCAGAGCGTTCTGCTTTGCGAATCTCTGCTGCCAGATTGGTACGCATAGCTTCAAAGTTTTCAAACGTCATTGGCTCACCAGATTTAAACCGTTCAAGTTGGGATTTAATTGATGGTGATAAAAATTCTGTCTTTAACTTTTTGCCAAGCATTGTCTCTGCGTTTTTTGCTAACGTGATGCCATCAATTGGAAATTGACCGCCGTTTGCATCTTCCAGGGCTTTGTATGCCGCACTAATTTTTTCACTGCGTGCAGTGTCAATGGTTTTGTAAGCATCAATGATGCCTTGGCTGTTTTCTATGATCTTTGTGCCGTAAGCATCAGGCGCAGCACCACCACGGATTTCGTCTATATTTTCTATTAACTGTCTATTTTGTTCGTTGTACCGTTGTGCAAACTGAGTGTCTTTACCACGCCTGTTTTGTTCATTTGATAATTTAACAATATCGCCACTGGCTTGTCCTTCGGTCAAACGCACAGGCACTCGCAAACTGTCAGCTTCAATATGCCGCATAAACGTGGGCACATTTGTTTGTTCAAAAGGGATACCACTTAGCACGGCTTTCAATTCTGGCTTTGCACCCAAAAGCGCTTGCTGAATTGTTGTTATGGTTGGGACGCCAGCTGCTCCAACACTGCCAGGTGTAGCACCAGCACCAGCCGCAGCGCCAGCAGGCAATGCCACAGCAGGCCCAGCAGGGGTTGTTCTGTCGCCCAGGATGTCAAACGCTGTTGTTGCAGCTGGTGGTGGGTTGGCGGCTCGAGCAGCAGCAGCGGCCTGTTGGCGCTTTTCAAACGCTGACTGAGTCTCGCTAAGCATCTTGGCAGACATTTGCCCAGGCACCGTCACCTCAACCGGGCGCAGGTTAACGTCTAACGGCTGCGGTGGCAGGGTAGGCTCAACACGGGGTCGCTCCGTAAGCACAGTCTTGTCCCTGACTAATGGCTCGGTGGCTGCATACAGGGCTTCTCCCACAGCTCCAGCAACGGGTTTGACTACCTTGCTAGCCAGCGGTGCAACACCAACCAGGCCAGTGCCCATCATGTTGGCAACATCAGATTCTGGTATCCCAGTTTTCTCAGAAATGTATTTAGCGCCTTTGCCAATGTTTGCGCCAATGAAATCCATAATTTCACGGCTCAATTCACCCTTGTATGCCCCCGTTTCAGCAACTCCAAATGTCTTTCCAAACGGTTTTTCTAAAGCTCCAACAACTGATTTTTCAGCGGCAGCTGCTTCTTCCGGTGTTTGACCAAACATCCTTGCACCAGCATATGTAACAGGCCCAGCAATCCCAGGAATGATGCCGCCAATGGTTGTGTCAGCCAATGATGCTGTTGCGGCTCCCAGGTTCTTTAAGTGCTTTAGCGCAGCTAGGGAAATCGGGCCATCGCTACCAGAAGGGTATGGTTGACCAGCCATGCTAAAACCAACAGTTTTTGCAACAGGCTTTTGCACCACTGAGCCAGGTTGATTTGCTGCAATTGTTGTGTCAAACAAATCGCCCAAAGAACCAACGTCAGAACCCTTTTGTGGCGCAGAGGCAGCGGCAGCTGGCGCACTAACAACAGCAACGGGAATAGCAAACCCCCGTTTGGTAATTTCTCTTTTTATTGCTGCAACATCTTGTACGGCTCTTGGTTTTCCAGCAGCAGCTTGTGCCTCGGCTTTGGCTAATTCCTGCGTAAGTATTGCTAGGGCATCTTGATCTCTTGCTTGCTGCTCTTGTTGAGTTACTCTGGCAGGCACAGGCGCAGGCGCAGCTGCTATTGGCGGTGGCGCAGGAACAGCTTGTAGGACTGGTGCTGGTGCTGGTGCAGGCGGTGGGGTTGGTGCTGCTGGTGCTGCTGGTGGTGGGGCAACAGGAACAACCGTCAGCTTTGGTGCAGCAGGTAACGGCTTTGCTGCTGGTGTATCGTCCCAAAGTTCAGCAAGGGTTGCCATTATTTTATAACTCCCATAATTTTGGCTACTCTAATTTTTCTTGACAATTCAGCTAGTTCTGCTTCAGATAGTGAGGCTTTCATCTTGGCTACATCTTCTCTAGTCATTTCTTGGAAAAGTCTGCTATCGGCTATGTCATTAAATTGAGCAAGTTGTTGAATGTAATTGTCTGGCGTGTTTCGATACTGGCCTAAGTATTTGGCTTTTGCAGCTTTCATGCTTTCAATGCCAATTAACTGGTTAACCACTTCTTTAATTGCTTGGGCGTTCATCTTTGTGTTGGGGTTAGCCATTTCTGCCAACGCTCGTGCAGCATCAGTGTTGCCGCCTGCCAATGCCAATAAGTTAGCATTTTTTCTTAATTCATCAGTAGCTGTTTTTTCTGCCTCATAAGCAGTCATACCAATTGCATTTGCAATTCCTGCTATCAATTCTTTTCTTGCCCCACCAACACCTGTAAACGCTTCAGGAGCCAGCTGCCTAATTTTCTGTAGTGTTGCAATTCTTTGTTGAGCAACAGTTGCATCTGTAGATGTAGTTGCCCAATCTGCGCTTGCTGTTGCTGCGTTTGATTTAAGTGTCTCACCCTCACCTGGCGCTTGGCCTGTGACAAACGGCCTACCAACTTGAGCCGCAGCAGCACCAGGGCCAGCTAGAGCAGGGCGATTACTCGGCGCAGGCGCACCAGCACCAAAGCCTTGTGTACCAACAGACCCTTGTGGGCCAAGCAAATATGGTGTGCCAGCAGGGACGTCAGGGAACTGGCCTTCAGCAGCAACCCCTTGCGTTGTTGGTGGCAATTGCTGTACAAAAGAAGTTCCTGGAATTACAGCACCTTGAGGCATACCTGCAAAAATATTGGTGTTGACAGTTCCACCACCAGCGCCTGTGTTTACTGCTATTCCTGTTGGTGCCATTGCGCTGACACGGCTTCCAACATCAAGAGTAGCTAACAATTTATCTTTTAAAAAAGTTCTCAATTCACCTGGCCTGTTTCTAGCTTGTTCAAGATATGGTTGTATCAACTGAGCAGCCTGGTCAATTGGTATGCCCATTTCTTTGGCTTGGGTCATTCCATAACTTTGCAACAAATTAGACAAACCATCTGGGTAAACTGAGTTTGGGTCTTTTTCAGCAGCAATAACATAAGGGTTGTTTATGAGTGCTGTAAGCCTGTTAGCAACAATGTTTACCTTTTTACTAGCTACATCGTAGCCTGCTGATTCTTCACCTAATTGAGCAGTGCCTGCGGCAGCAGTAGCACTTTTCAATAATTGCGGATTGACTTGGGCAGCTTGTTCAACAATTTGTCGCTGTGCTTGCAATGCCAATGGATTCATTTGCCGTGCTTGTTCAACAGTCTGCTCGGCGGCTTGCAGCTGTAACGGGTTAAGCTGGCGCTGCTGCTGGTACGCCTGGGCGCTGGTTGCCATGTTCATCATGTCAGACAACGACATTCCAGGCACGGGCTTAACCGTGTTGCCAATTGGGGTTATGTTGAAATCAGCCATTTTTTTGTCCTATGCTGGGGTAAATCTAAGACCTTGATTACCGCCGCCTAATGTTAAACCTTGCGCCCCTGACCCTAAAGAATAATCTACTGCTGGCTGCGCTGCTGTTGCTTGGGGTCTGAGCATCGATGCCAAGGTCGCAGCATTGCCGATTCCTTGCAGGCCACCAGCCATGACGTTGGCAGCACCAATGTTTCCAGCACCCAAGGCTGATGCCCCGCCAATTGCAAGTTGACCAAGGTTGCCAGCAGTACCAACGCCGACATTGCCAATGTTGGTGGTAGCGGTCTGCCCAATGCCTGCCAGGTTAGACAACTTGTTGTAAATGTTGGTGCGCTCAGATTGGCCTTGGTTGAAGATGTTTTGTTGCTGAGACATATAGTTTGCCAAAGCATTTTGGTACGCATTGCCAGCGTAATCTTCTGCAAACTTTGTTCGTGCCAAATCAATGTTGCTGCCGCCACCGCCTGGATTCATAGCTTGCGCTGTTGCCCCCAAACCCTGCTGCTTCATAAACTCATAGTTTGGCGCTAGGTTGGATTTCAAATCCTCTGCGGTAAACGGTCGGTACGGGGCTTGTTTCTCAGTAAAGTACGGCAGCATATCTTGCAGGCTGGTCAACGCTCCTTGTCCAGCAGTGCGGTATGGCAGCTGTTGAGCATTGAGGATGTCAAACATCTCCCGCTGTCTAGCTGCTGCATCTTGAGTGGCAGCGTATTGAAGTTGCGCTCCTTCTTTAGCCGCTGATGCTTGCCCTTGCGAACCCATGTAGCCCAATACTGCGCCACCGCCAATTGCTAATGGCAAAGCATTTGCTGCCACAAATGTTCCTAATGATGAGGCTGCTGCAAGAAAAGTCATGTCAACTCCTTCATTTTGAGCTTATTTGCTGAGTCAAACAATGCTGCTGTGTCTGGCTCAATCAATTCAGCTTCAATGTCATCTAAATCTGTTTTGTCAGTGCGGTGAATCGTAACCCCGATTGCGTCAGTCACCGCCAAGGTTACCCGCTTGGTGCCGGGTTTGCTTTCCACCACATCACCAGCGTACAAGTGTTTCATGCCGCCCTCAGTCCAGGCAATTATTTCACCTTTGGCACAAAGAAAGAAATGCGGCTCTTTATGCACCTTGCCAACAATTAGCGTCCCAGCTGGGCGGTAGACTTTCCGCAGGTACATCCCAGGCGAGAATGAGTGTTCGGTCACCAACTCGAGTTGTGGCAACACTGACATCTCAGTTTGCAGGCGCTCGATCTGCTCTCTGGTGACTTGTGTGACCAGGCTCATCCCACCACCCACGCCGTGCCATTGTCAAACACCGGGCAAACCACCGCACCACCGCCCACTGGAGCCGCTAGAAACGCTGGGGCCAAGGCATCAGTTACCCATGACCTGCGGCCTTGCGTACCAGCTGCTGGCAGAGTTGCCACGGTGTAGGCAGCGCCCAGGCCATTGCCACCATTTGCTACGGGAAGGATACCAGATACATTGGTTGTCAGGCTGGCAAAGGTGGTAGATGTTGTACCCGTCCCGCCGTTGGCTATTGGCAGGGTTCCAGTGACATCCGCTGTCAGAGACACCGCACCAAAGGTCGGCGCACCAGCAGCATTGCCGTGCAACACTGTTGTGGTCGTCCCCAAACTGCCCAATACCGTAGGCGCAGCGCCAGCGCCGCCCCCCAGCACTATCCTGCTTGCAGTCAACACGCCAGAGGAAGCCCAGGCTGTGCCACTAGAAAAGTACGGTACGCCGCCACTGGTTCCAGCAACAGTAAATGCTGGCGTGGTGGTTGGCGTAGCCACCGACACAATACCGCCTGTCCAACTAACCGACGTTACCGTGCCCACAAACGCATCATTGCTGGTGATTGTGAAACTTGGGTAAGTCCCTGTTACAACCGTTGTGCCAGCTCCCGTTAGCACCACTGTTTGGTCTGGAAGGCTGTTGGTCACCGTGATGGTGCCTGCGCCATTGGTTACAGTAATGCCTGTGCTGGCGGTCAGGGTGTGCAGGGCGTAGCCCGTGCCGTTGCCAATCAACAGCTGCCCGTTAGTGGGAATTGTGGTCAACCCCGTACCGCCGCTGGCAACTGGCAATGCACCACTCAAATTAGCGCTAATAAAACTGGGGTTCATCAACCACATCAACCATTCCTGGCTTGGCCTGCCCGTGATTGGGTCTAGAAACGTGCTAAACGGGATGTTGATGTTGCTGTTGGGGATAGCAGTAGCCATTAGTTATCCCCTGCTGATGCTTTCAAGTTGGCTGAAATAATTACGGCTTTCACAGGCGCTGAAATGCTGACTTCAAACACTCGGTCACGCCCAAAGCCCAAACGCCGCCAGATTGCCCGGTTGCTGTACTGGCCCATCTTGCCGATTGATGTCCAATGCTCACTTGACCAGGTGCTGCCGCCATCACTTGACCAGCGTAGCATGGCCTGGGGGTCATAGCCTGGTGTCGCAGGATATTGCTCAGTGACTATCTCAGCGCCTGCGGTATTTGGGCCACTGTAGGCAAACGTCACCAAGGATTCAAACCCATCGCCTGCCTCAGTCGTAATCTCATCCCCGGCCTCAGTCACCAAATACTCCCAGTCAAACTCAGCAACGAGTTGGTAGCTTGGCCCAGCTGGTGGGACGTTGAGCAATTCAGTAATGATGCCATCAGCAGTCTGCTCTGGCGTGATCCCAAGCCCTACGCCTGGTTGAAATTGGATTTGCAGTTCATCAAAGTATTGGCGCTGGAAATCTGCAACCAAATGAGGCGCTCGGCGCAGTCTGCGAATGGTGGCACCGTCTTCGGTGTAAACATCATTCTCAATGCTGTAGAGCTTGCCGTTTTGGTAGTCTCCAACAATGTATCTGCTGTTAAAAAATGCACCGCAATTTGACCTGTGGCGGCTGTAGACGCCATTTGCGAACGCCAGCCATTTGTGCCAGCTTTTGGTGGACAAATCATAAACCCATGTCAAATTGATGCTTGGAAATGTAACAACGTACATCTCATGGCCTTCAATCTGGTAGGTGTAGGCGATGGCGTCAGAAATGTATTGGTTGATGAGAGTTTGCTCAACTGCATGGGTAGAAATTCGCACCCAGGTGTAACCTTCCATCATCTCAATGGTGCCATCGCCCCGAGTGTCTCGAGCCACGCAAACAAAGCTGTTGCCAAACCGGGCCAAAGAAAACCTCGCAGCAATTCCACTCTGGCTGCTGGTGCCTTGCACCCGTTGAAACGGGAAGGTGGTGATGCCAGTTATCACGTTGCCAATGTCAGTCCAAACCTCTGTCGTGCGTTCACCCAACAGGTAGACCTGCCTGCGGTCAACAATAAGGCTCACCAACAGGTCACTCGAGCCATCAGCAGTGCCGTAAAGCGCCAAAGATGATGAGGCAAGGCCAAGGTCGCTACAGGCCCAGTTTTGCGTTCCTGGTTCGTTGTAGAGGAAATAGTTGTCAACCTGGTCAGTGACGTTTGCGCCCTGCCAAGGGCCATCAGCGCTAGACAGGGTTGCAAAAGTGTTTGTGGCTGCAATCCAGGTGTAGCGGTTCGCACCATCCACGATGTAGGCAGTCAACCCGTTGTTGGTGGTGATGTTGTCACTAATGGACACTGGGCCAGTGCTGCTTAGCAGCGTACCGATTAAGGTTGCCACCATGCTGGTGTTGACTGAATACACGCTTGAGCCAGAAACCGCAATCAGGATTGTCTCTCCCGACATTGCGTGTAACCCTCTGACCTCTGCCACCGCCAGCTGCGTTTGCAAGGTCAGGCCAGGGGTTGGGTACAGCGCTACAACGCCACGCTCCCCAGGCTGCTTTTGAGGGTCAATTTCAGCAAAGAAATTGATGCACTCTTGAGCATCTTGATAAATGGACGGGGCTTCGTAGGAAGTCCCGACAAAACCAAAATCTGGCATATCAAGCAGCTACAGCTTTAATCACTGCAAAGTTGAAAACTGGTTGCTCAGTTGTTGTACCAACAAGTGAAAAGAATGAAACTCGGAAACTACCTGCTGCCACTGCGGTAATGGCTATTTCATATAAATCAGTTCCTGATTTTTGATTGATAATAATTACATCAGTTGCTGCAACTGTGCTATTCGTGACTGTGAAAGATGCAAGAGTAGGTGATCCTGCTGCACTCACCAAAGTAATAGAACCAGCTGTTTTGTTCAGCGTCACGCCTGTGGTTCGGCTGGTTATTTGAGTTACAGCACCGCCAGCGCCTGTTGCGTAGCCTACGCCTGCCGTGCCAGATGATGTGACTGCACCAGTTACTGCCAAGCTAGTCCCGGTGGCTGCACCAAGCACTGGAGTGACCATAACCATGCTGGTACTGGTGCAAGCAGAAATAACCCCGCTGGCAACCGTCCCCAGCGCAGGCGTAACCATCGTGGGGCTAGTGAACAGCAACGTCTTGCTGATGCTCTTGGTTGTGCCAGCTTGGACAAAAGGAACAATGTCAGCAGCGTTGATGACGGTGGCAACGGGCAGACCGGAGATGGCAACGGTAGTCATAATTTAATCCTATTTAACGGAAACCGCCATCCATGATAAACCCAGCATCTTTGGCTTTGCCAACCATCAGGGAATCAGGATAACGTGAAACTTGGGGGGGGCGCATATTGGTGCGCTTGATTGTGGCCTTGGCCTGGGCAGCAAATGCGTTGATCATGGCAATTGTTGTGGTGTTTGTCTTGCCGTACATGGGCATCAACCGTTCTGCCAGGCACCACCGCAGCGCATTGTTGTAACCCTGCGGCAGCTGGATGGAGTCGGTGTAGCCATTGAACTGCCGAAAGATGGTCTGAGTAAACAGATGCAACTCACCTTGGCTCGGGTTGGGATAGACAAAGATTGTCCCCAGCAATTCGCTTGGCTGGTAGTAAATGGCCTTAGCCCACGGCCCATTCAGCTGCTTGATGCCAATGCTCTGGTATTCTTCTGCCCCCAAAATAGCCACAGGGTAGTCTAGGTAACCGCCAGCAATTGGACTGCCGCCCTGCATGGTAGCAATCCGCACAAAGGCGCTTTCAATGTTTAGGGGACGCTCATAGTAGCCTGCAATCGTGGTGCTGGGCACTGTTTGGTTGATGCTGACGGTGTAGGTGCCTGCCTCGTTCACATTGCCGCCTGCGCCCGTTGTAAAGCCCACAATGGTGGTGCCAGCAGTGATGCCAGAGCCAGACAAGGTTTGCCCAATGGCAATTGCGCCCGAGGTGATGGCAGTAACAGTCAACGTGGTGGCAGCAATTGAGCCTGTAAACGATGCACCTACCTGACCACCTGGGCCGATGGTGTACTGCACCTGGTTGGGAACCGTTGGAAAAATGATTTCAGTCTTATAGAAGACCATCATGTTTTCGTTTGACCACTGAGCGCACATATCGTTCAGCATATCGAACGCATCTGCCGAATCAGCTGCCGCCGGGGTTTCACCAGCTGCTAGAGCGCCAACGTCTTTTAGCGCCCGGTTGATGATATCCTGGGGGGTTGTCACAGCCCTTGGCCCTGCGTAACGTAGACCACCGCGGTGCTGGATGCTGTAATGCCTGTAAAGAATGTTCCCGCAGGAAAACTCATTATTTCAACAGCGCCAGCTACCAGGGGGATAGCCGTGGTTGTCGATGCTGCTGTTACAGCCAACGCTGACGATGTTCCCGTGCCCAAAAACACAGTTACCGCGCCAACATTGACAAACCGATAATTGGTGTTGACCACATTGGATGGGCCAGGCTGTACAGCTGTTGGGGCACTGGTTGCGCCCGTAAAGTTAACTGTCAGGCCAAGTGGTTGGAAGGCTTCTTGAGTCATTTTTGTCTTTCAAGGTTGTTCAGCGGCTCGTGCCTCGACTTCGTAAGGGTTCATTTTATAACCGTAGCGCAGCAGCCACCAGGTGTACTTGATGGCGTACAGCACCTTACCATCTCGCCGCATCTGTTCCAAGTGCATCATTTCGTGCCTAATCAACGCATCGTGTTGCTCAAAGCCGGGGGCCATGTAAATCATATTCCAAAAGCTAGTCCATCCTTTGAACCCGCAAAGGTTCATGTAGAGCAGGATTGGGCCTTTGGCAGTGCGTATCATGGTTTGGCAGTAGCCTTGTACGCTTTAATTACGTCAGCCGTATGCGTTGCAGCACAAATAGCTTTTACTCGGGCATCTTCATTGCTGTAGTCATCACCAGGGGCAACGACATGACGGTGGAATGTGCCGCTGATCTGTTTGCCATCTTCCATGATGGCGGTTTTGGTGCGAACTTGCACGCTGCCATTTTCGACCACTTCAATGCGGTCAACTACGTTTACTTTCTCTAACATGATGCTCTCCTAGTATTGCCCAAGAATCCACTTGGGCTTTGGTTTAACAATTGATCACGGAACTGTTCCATCAACTATCAATCCAGTTGCTGCTAAAGCGGTAAGTAAACTTGCAAGAGCAACATTACCTCCACGGGAACCCGTTACTGTTTGTTGCGCTGCTCCTGCTGAACCAAAAAACCCAAATGCTCCATTGCTGAAAGTCATGTAAGTTGTTCCAGAACCACCAATTTGTTTAAGTTTTGCTTGTAAGGAATTGCTTTGCTCAATGGTAAATTCAAAACCACCAGCAGCTCGTTGCTTAATGCTAATACCTTGGTTAAATTGTGCAGTAATTGCGGGGAACAACAATTGTGGAATTGTCCCTGCGTAAATCTGCATTACACTATCAAAAGCAGGCGCACCGCTGGCAGTGGTTGCGTAGCTTAATAAAAGACGATCTGACGTTTCTTCAAATGTAAGATTAAACCGATTACCAGCAGGGTCTGCATTAAGTGTAGACCGTTGAAAAAGCAAATCGGTGGAACCCCCATTGGTCGCTGGCTGCGCTTGGATAAAATGGCTATCAGTTGTAAACGCCAATCCTCTTAGGAAATAAGTAGCAGTGCCTGGTTGACTGTTTTGAATACCAATAATATTGTTATTCGTAACTGCATCAACAATCCAAGTCAAAACATTACTTTGCACGCTGTATCGTAATCTACCAGCAAAAGCATTACTAACATTGTAAGTCGTTGCGCCAATCTTGATAAACGTGTTGCCTGCTGCTTGAAAACAATCTGTCCAAACATCTGGTGATGCGTCAAGCAAATAGGTTCCACTAGGAATAAAGTAGCGAGTATTTACCGCCCTAGCTAATGTAAATGCAACGGTATCATTGGTAACACCATCACCTACAGCGCCAAAATCTAAAACATTTGGTGGCGCACCACCAACCATTGAATAAGAAACTTTTGTAAGAGACATTTTAAGTGCCTATACTTTGTATGAAATAGAACCAAATATCACAGTATTATTTCCTATTACTGCGGCGGGTACAGTTGTAGATGTAGCAGCAAGGGCTAATCCATTTAATGTAAGAGTGGTGGCGCTGGCTGAATTATAAAACGTAAGAAATGTCATGTTAGTTGCAAGTGCTTCAAACAAACCAACGCAGCCTGCTTGTTCGTAATAAATAGAAGATGATGTAAACGGTAGGCCACTGATTACGCTAGTGCTTCCAGTTCCAATAAGCGTTATGTGCAATCGAAACTGACAGTGAACTACATTTCCCACCTTGGTATAACTACCATTATTGGCAGCATTGTATGTAGCAGTTCCACCAACACTAGGCGTCCAAGTACCTTGCTCATAGTCATTAAGCAACTCGCTGGTCATGCCAGGAGCAGATGGGTCAATAGAAAAGTCAATGCCCTTGCCAGATGTGCCGATGACTAGGTTGCCGGTGGACAGGTTAACGTTACCAGCAAAAGTAATTGGCGTTGCAATCTGACTAGCGTTGATAACTGAATTTGCTACTTTTAACATGGTAATTCCTAATCGTAAACAACTTCAATAATGGATGTGTATGGTGGTGCTTGGCTAAATGTCACCGTGCCGCTGGTGACCGTATATGTGTTGCGGTTTTGATACACACCGTTGATGTAGATAGCGGTGAAACCGTTGACTACCGAGAAGGCAGTTGTTGTTCCGTCACCCGTAGCATTGACGCCAAAGGTGCTGCCGTTGATGTTGTCTACCGTCCAAATTAAGACGCTGGCGCTGGTGTACAGGGCAAACTTGTAGATGGCTGCGCCAAGCCACACATTGGCCTCGCCACGGCTGTCCAAGACGATGGGGTTGGTGTTGGCAGTGCTGCCTGTGGAATCGGTGTAAGAGGCTAGTGGCGTGGTTGTGCCAGCAGCGTAGGTGTACAGCAGCCCACCCGACAATGGTGCGCCGTTCAGATCAAAGAATTGCAGCTTGGGCGTAGGGGATAAGGATGTGGTAGCCATGATTTTTTAGTGAAAAAGGGAACCGCCCTTGCGAACAGTCCCCTTTTGTTTTACTGAAAACCTACAGTTTAGAACGCTGTGAAATCAGTACCGTACACATAAATGTCAACCGTGCCGCCACTTACAGCAGTTCCGACTTTGACGTAGAACGTCTGGGCCGAAAGGTTTGCTGTGCCAGTAGCTGCTACCACCGTGGATTTGGTGACGTAGGCTGAACTGGTGTTGTTGGTCAGTGCTGCGTTGGTGACGATTTCAGTTCCCGTACCTGCTGCACCCGTCCAAATTGCCAAAGCACCAGCAGACACATCCTTGTTGGCATTGGTGATGACAACATTGGTGACGTTATAGGTGCTGGTGTTGATGACGGGCAGGGTGATGACCGCATCGCCAGTGGCATTGATGGAAACGCTCGTTGCGTAAGCGATCAAGCGGATGGCCTGGTTGCTCGACAGAACTTGCGGGTGGACGGTGGTAGTTGTTGCTGCGCCTGGATTTGCCATGATAGTTACTCCTTAGTGGTAGGTGTTAAGCGGCAACCCGGCAAGCAAGCTCGGGGTACAGCGGTGCCCAGCCGTAGAGAACGTCTACACGGGTTGGGATTGAGTCATTGTTGATAGTGTACTGGCGCACAACCCGCATGGACAGGCCCAGTTCCTTGTCAGCTGCACGGCCTGCAAAGTGGACACCATCTGGCAGCTCGAGGTCAGCGCAGGCCATCGTGAAGGCATTTTTGTGCATCACAATGTTCTGTGGCGAAACCGTGCCAGTGTTGTTGAACGGGGTCACCACTGCGGTTGCGCTGGTGCTATTGACCACCACATTCTGGAATTGACCAGCAGTAATCACAGCAGGGCTGACGATCACAGAAGTCGTACCAGAGGTTGCAACCGTCACATCAGCCTGGACAACAAAACTACGCAGACGGTTGGAGCCGTAAGCTGCACGATTTTGTGGGTTAGCTGCAAAGATGTTTGCAATGGTGATGGTATCGCCTTGCTTGAGTCCAGCCGTAGCAGTGGTTGCAGTCAGAGCAATGGTGGACGTTGATGCCCAGCCGCTGGTCAGAAAGCCCGTTGCCGTGGTAGTAGCGCAGGCCAGGGTAGCAGTGGAGTAGGAGCCAAAGGTTTGGCTAACCACGTTCTGATCCATCTTCCACATCATGCCTGCTGAGTCCTTACCCATCATGCCACGCTCGTATTGCTTGGCGATGGTGTTGCTTGGCACAAACAGACCTTTGAGCGAGTCAACAATGGTTGCACCAGTGAATGGCTCAACGATGCAGGCTCGGCGTCCATCACGGGGTGCGCCCTCAGAGTCCAGGTATGCGCCTGCCGTCAGGTAGGTGAGCAAGCTGGTGGGGACGGTGCCAGCAGTGCCGACAATGTTGGCAGTGTTATTTTTTGCCATAACCAGGCCATCACGGTCAATCTTGTTGGCAATAGCAGCCACAGCTGGTTTCAGCACTCGATCGCTAAAGCGATCAAGTGACAGTGCCAGGTCTTGCGTGGTGAACTGGGTATCAACGTGGAACTGTGTAGACAGGGTAACGGGGACGGATGTCTCGTTAAAGTCTTCCACATTCAGCGCTGGGCCAGAGGTGCCGACAAAGCGTCCAGGACGGCGAACATTTAATGTTGCGCCAATCTTTGCGCCTGTTACAGCGAATTGATCGTCATAGTTACGCTCAACTTGGCTCGTAAAAGTCAACTCGTTTTCCAAGACCATCAACGCTTCGTTGGTGATCATGCTGATGGTAAGCAAATTATTTGCCATGATATTTCCTTAAAAAATGGTTATCGAATTTGCCCGTTAAGTCTACCTGCTTTCCAGGCTTGATAGCTGCCATGAAACTGCCCATCAGCAGTTAATGCAACATCACGCCCGGTGGCGGCTGACCGAATCGGGTTAATCGGTGGACTAGCTCGACTTTTCTGCACAACAGGCTTTGAGTCTTGTTTTTCAAACATGGCCTCTAACTTCCCAATTTGTCGCAGCTGTGCGGCTGGCGTCATCCCTTGCAGCTTTTCAACGAACTCGGGATTATCAGCAAGGTGATACAGCAGCTGTGGCCCAACATCTGACTCAAAGATGGCATCTCGCACTTCATTGACCACTGTCATGTCTGCGCTTTTTACCACTTGCTCAAAGTTCGGGATACTTGCTTTGGCTTGTGTGACCCGTTCTGACCAGGTGTTTAACACCTGCTCTTTCTCGGCCTGCACCTTTGCCTGTACCGCTTTCTGCTTTTCTTCCCCCAGTCGCTGGTCAACCTTGTAGTCTGTCAATGCCTTGGCATATTCAAACATATCGGTAAACTGGCTTGGGTCTGGTTCGGCTTCGCCCTTTGGCGCTTGCTGCCGTTCCATTTCCGCTAACCGCTGTTCAAGACTTAACCTGGCTTCACGCTCCCGCAAGGCTTCTTGCTTTGCTTCGTCACGGGCTTTGGTTACTGCCTCAAATCGCCGTTCAATCTTAGGTCGTCTTTTTTCCTCTGTTGTTTGCTGGTCTTCGCTGGCTGGTTCACTCTGACTGTCGTCATCCTGTGGCTCTATTGTTTCAATAGCCTCACGGGGCGGCTTGTCAGCTAAACCTAGCTTTTCAGCTTGGAATTCAGCTAAATTTTCGCTTGTGACCGTAGTGGCCTCAAGTCTTTTCTGCGTTTCACTTATCGCTACTTCAGACATGGATTACTCCAAGGATTTGCCCCGTTACTACCCACGGGTCGGGTTTGGGCAATATTACCCGAAAACAAATGGTTTAGCAATTATTGCATCGGCTGAGCTGGTTGAATCAATGGGTTGGCCCCTTCGCTAATATCTTGGGCAGCAAATTGGGCATATTGGCCCTGCTCAACATTCCTACGGTCAATTTCTTGCATCAGTCGATTGGTGTCCATGTTATGCAGCAACATTTGCACAATTGCATCCAGTTCAGTCTTGTTCTGGCTGGTCACGGCACGGGTATTCTGGTCATTAACCTTAACTTCTGCCATTGTTTCGGTGTTATGCGCCCGTGCGGTAACGTCCATCAGCTTGCGCCTGGTCTCGCCATCATCCCGCATCTTGGCAATCTGCCCTCGGTTATTGATCTCGAGCTGGGCGGCTTGTAATTGCTGTTGCATTTGTTGCAGTTGTTGCTGCTGCTGCGCCAATTGCATTTGCACCTGGGGCGGCACTTCAGATTTCTCGTCAATCTGCGCCATCGGGTTTCTAGCTGCCAGCCTGTCAGCAATCACATCTGCGCCTGGAAAGTCCATATTCCTAAACACCAGGTCGCCTGCCAGGTCAAACAGTTCCTTGTTGCCTGATAGTAGTGGCATCATGGCCTCAACAGCCTGCTGGCGCTTGGATTGGAACCCTGGCCCAGTGTCCATCACAACGTCATACTCGCCCACCGTCACATCGTTCAACACTTCGCCCACCGCGGTTTGTTCGTTGATGGTGGTCATGTCTGGCTGTCCATCGCTGCCGATAATCCGCATCACCCGCTGGGTATCGTAAATCTTGGGTATCAAATCCAGCAGAATCTTGCCCGTATGTTTGATGCTGCGGGTCAGGTTGTCGTAAAAATGGAAGTTGCTCAGATCAGTTTGGCTCTGCTGCCCCTGGAGCGCTTTGCCGCTGATGTTGCCGCTTGGCAGCTGGTTAGGGTCCAGGATACCCAGCACCATTTGCAAGTCCATATTGATGGCACTGGCAGCGTCCATGATGCCTGCGGGGGGCGCTTCGGGCTGTAGGCGCACTGGAACTGGCGCAGGCTGGCCTTCTATGTCTTTCTGCTTGTAACGCAGCACAGGGCTGCTCTTGATGTTTGCCAATGCCCATTCATTTTCATGGCCTTCGTCCTGGCCTTCAGCAAGCAGCCACTTGGCCTTTGGTGCCAGGGCAATGCTCTCAGTCATGCTGGTGCGCCAGAAGTTGTACATCCGCTGGGGGTCTTTAGCAAACCGCACCAGGCCATACTTCTTGCGTTTGTCGTCAACGATCACTTGAGCGCCGTAGCAGGGCACGATGGGAATGTATTTGCCGTCCCAGGTCTTTTCTTCCAAAATCTCGAGCGCTGTCATCTTGCACCATTTGACTGCCCTGCGGAAACTCTCACGGGTATCCACCACCGTCAATCCTGCGGCTGCTACACGCTCAAGGAATCGGTCAGAGTCTGCAAACCCACTGCTGCCATCACTCAACAAGTACAGCTTGGCCTTTTCCCTGGTGACGTAGAAGAATTCAGCAATCCGAATATCCTCTTTGGTCACCCAGCTTGCGGAATTGTCACCAGTGCTGCGGTGCGTAAAGTTGGCCCCATCATCAGCGTCTGGGTACATTTCCTTAAAAATGGTCTTGCTTAACAGTGTTGTAACCAAGCAACGCTCGGCATCTGAACCGTCTGGTCTTACGCTGTTGGGGTCAAAGTAGACCGTAAATGGGTTGTCGATGGCATCAATGTAGATTTCCTGGTCAAAAGAATCCTCGCTGACATACTTGGTATTGATGCGCCAGTAACCCCAGCCCATACGCACTGCATAGTCAAAGGCGGTGTCGTAGGCGGTATCGGCGTTGCTGTTGACCTCAATGTGACGGGTAATGCCTTCCAGCACTTGGGCAATCTTGTAGTCTGCCAGGTTGTTCACTGGATGCACTTTGATGCGGGGGCGCTGCATACGTTGCTGGTTGGTCACCTGGCGCACATAAGCATCAATCTTGTTGATGGTCAGGCATGGCCTGGCCTCGAGGTTCCTGCTGTTCTGGATTTCCACAGGCCACTGGTCACCAGCTGCAAACCGTATGTCTTGCAGGGCTTCGCTGCGATTAGTGCTGTCGCTGTCGTTCACCAGCTGCCAAAACTTAATGGCATCGTCAATGCGAGGGTCGTTCATGGTCATCCTTAATTCATCCAGCTGCCTGCGGCCTCGAGCATGGGTTTAGGTTTGCGCTTGGCTGGTTCCCGAATCATAAGGCCAATGTACCGGAAGGCATCAGCACCGTGGCTGTAGTGGTCGTGCAGGGGGTTGCGGCTGAATTGCCCGGTGTCTGGGTCTACCTCGTAGCGGTAATGGCGCAAACAGGCCAGCCCATCGGCTGAGTGCTCTCGGTCAAAGTAGCAATTGGGGAATATTGTCCTGGCGGCGTTGATGCTGTCCACCACAGGCACTCGGGGCAAAATGTGGGTTTTGTAGCCTGCTGCCCTCACAATGTCGTCAATGCTGCGCCCAGCTGCTGCTAGCGTTTTGTTCTCTGCATCGTGCGGGAGCCAGACCGTATCGTAGTGGTAGCCATACGTCTGCATGGTTGCCAAGTAAAAGCTGATGGTCTTCTGGCTGTCCTCAATGTACCGAATCAGCCTGGTTTCCATGCCTACAAACTGCAAAAACCAGATGGCGGTGCTGTCAGACCATCCCAAGTCAAAGACAGCGTGTACAGGCTTTGTGGCGTCAAACGGCACCCGGCAGATACGCCCATCCATCTCGGCCTGCTGCATTTCCTTGGCAAAGATGGCACCATCCACTGTCTGGCGGCACAGCCCTTCCCAGACCTGGTTGTAGGCTTCTTCGTCCCTTTGCTTGAGCGCATCTTTCTCCAGGCGCAGTGTCTCTGGAAACCAGGGGTTATCTGACCAGTTGACCTTGATCTGGATGCAGTCATCAGGCGGCTTGACAACAAATCGTTGGTAGGTCTCGTCTGTTTCTAGCTCAGGGTTAAAGCTGACCCATATCTCACTGTCTTCCTTGCGGATGGTTGGTATCAGCACGTTCCAGGACAAGCGGCTGACGGTCTGGGCTTCTTCCACCCAGCAAATGTCCACGCCCTCAAATGACTTGATGTTGCTGATGTTGTTCTTCAGCCCGGCAAAGGCAAACTCGGTGCCGTTAGAGCCACGGATACTGGCCTGGGTGATCTCGTAGAAACTGTGCAGGCCCAATGCCTCAATCTGGTCACACAGCAGCTTGTGGACGCTATCCCTAATGCTTGTCTGGAACTCACGGGCGCAGAGTATGCGAGTTGGCTGCTTGGCACCTTTGATCAGCAATGCTCGAGCAATGCCCCAGCTCTTAGCCCCGCCCCTGCCACCGTAGCAAACCTTGTAGCGGCTGCGCTGGAACAGGCTTTGCAGCTTGAGTGGGAACTCGGCCTTGGCGTCATTCATTGGGCTTGACAAAGGTCACCTGGATGCCCTGGAGCGCTTCCCCGTCCTTACCCGTGATCTCTTGCTTGACTGTCTCGGCCCATCGCAGCTGGGTCTTTGTCCACCAGATCAATGCCGTGGTGTCGCCGCCCGTAGCCTTGGCAAACAGTGTCTTGGCTATCTGCCCATTGGCCTTTGCCTTGCCCGTGTCCAGCTCGGTGCGGTAATACTTGCGGAGCGTCTTATCGTCTATCCCCACCAGGATGCCAATCTGCTCGTGAGGCAAGCCCAACCCACTGGTGTTCTCAACCAGTTTTCTCATCTTGTCGGTTGGCTCATGGGCCTCTTGAGGGATTAAGCCTTTAACAGGTTCGGTTCTCATTTTATATAGGGGAGCTGGTTTGTTGTATTTTAACCACAGAACAAGCCAAGCGGGTGATGTCCACCAGACTTCAGCCATCTTTCGACTACTGCACCCATAAGGTCTAGGTTCGATTTCCAGAGCGCCCGTATCGTTGGGCTAGTCGTCACATCACCGTTCTGCTCTGTTCCTGTGATACCCCTAGCAAGTTCACGCGCTGGCTTGTCAGTAAGCGCATCACTTTTCTCGATAGCAACCGTAACAGGGTTCATTGTTTCGCCATCAGCAATCGGTACTGGAACGCAAAAAGCCACTTTCTGCTGCGCTCTGATGGTGCAACATCAGTTCCCTTGGGGGGTAACGCATGAGAAAATGGCCTCATACCGTCTTGTGTTGCACCACTTGACCAAAAAATTGTACATCAAATTTTCTCAATCAATGCCCAGATTACTAAAACAACAATGACAACAAGGACAATTTTTATCATTGGATAAAAGAGTTTATGCTGTTTTGCTGCTGGTCTTGCATCCCGGCACCCAGGCCAATGCCACCAATCGGTGCAGCGGTGAACAGCGGCTGGCCTTTCTTGACACCGCCACGCATCTCTGGGCTGATGTCAATGTAACGAACTGTTGCGTTGGTGTCTGGTGTCTGGTAGTAACTTCTGCCAGCTTTTTCAATTGTTCCTTTTTTGCCAATCGTTGTCTCACCCGTCTTGGCGTTGTACTTCTTGCCTTGCTTGGCTAAAAATGCAGGGTAAATTTCATCGTAATAGGCTTTCATGCCTTCACCGCCAATGGTCAGGTCATCGCCTTTGATGGTTCCAGTTCTTTGCTCGGCAATCTGCTTTGCCATTGATTTACCCAAAACTTCCTCTACCGTCTTGCCTTGAGCTGGGCCTTCAATAAACTTACCATTTTTAACTTTCCCATCAAATGTATTTGATCCACCTTTATAGGCCTTAATCTTTATTTCATCAGGACGAATAGATGATCCTTCTTGGCTAGATAAGCTATCAAATTTTGCTCTTTCAGTGCCAGTCATGTCTCTAAATGTTTTTTGACGCAATGCTTTAAGTTCGGCAGCCTCAATATCAGTTAACTTTTGACCAGTCTGGAAAACAATCTCATCCACATTCTGGCGCAACTCATTGGCGTATCGCTCAATTTGCTGCTTACCCGTTGTCAGGCCAACCCTGTCATAGCCATTGTCAGCAGCGTACTTCAGCGCACGTTTCAGCGCCAGTTGATGCCAGGTGTCCTTGAAGGGTGCGTCTGGGACGCCTTTTTGCATAATTGGTGGTAATGCATCAATTTCAGCTTTAATCTCTGCTGGAATAGGTTTATTTGCTTCCATATATGGCCAAGCAAGTTTTTCCAATTCTTTTCTACGTTCCTCAACTTTTGGATTTTCATACCCCTTTTCCCGACCAGCCTGATGCCAATCGGATTGAATCTCCTCAATCAATAGCATTTTCTTGCCATCAGCATCCACTCGGTCATTGACCCTCATATGCGCTAGGATGTTGGGTTCGTCAAAGTGGGATGACTTGTAAATAGGCGCTTCACTAATTTGCCTCTGTAAAGATGTATTTTCATTTTGTAATCTGCTTATCTCACTGCGAATTTCATTTGTCCCACTGGTGCCGTACATTTCTTGACGCAATGCTTTAATTCTTTCCTCGTTTGCAATTTGAGCAGCCCTTGGCTTGTCCCATTGATTTGGCAACGTTAGCAATATCTCACGGTAGTTCTCACCACCAGGGAGTTGGTATTGACCATATTTTGTTGGATTAGGTACGCCAAGTCCTTTTAAATCAAGTGCTTCTGCCCTTGTATTAAACATTTCAGACTCTAAGAAATACTTGTTTGCAAGTTCTTTATTGCCAGCCGCTTGCGCTCTTTGAGCATTTCTAATAGCAACTTCAGCACCGCTATACAAACTATCAACAGTGCTTTGATCTCTGATATTTTGCAACTTCAATAATTCATTAAATTTTTCTTCACCGAAAGTAGGCGCATCTATTGGATGTTCTTTAAGCTGGCTTAATTCATTCTCAAGAGTTGCTAAACGAATCTTGTCGTAAGATGGTGCCTCACCCAACCTAACCTCTTGCACATCCACTCGATTGCCAGCAATGTAGTCTTGCACCTCTTGCCGGGTCACATTAGGCTTGCCCTTCAGATAGTCATCCAGCCCCAACCAGGACAGCTCCTCCTTCTTAACGTCTTGGCCCTTCATCAGATCATTGAGGAACGATTCGCCAGTGCCGGACTTGCGGGGAATGTTTAATGTTGCTTGCTCGGCTGCCGAGTAGAACCCCAACGGGGACACTGGTGCTTGCGGCTTGATTGGCACCAAGCATCCCCAGACTCACCTTCCACCACACTAGGCATCAACCCCTGCCGCTGCAGGTAACCCTCGCCCATACGCACTGCCGTTGGCCCTAGCGCCCTGGCACCAGCTGCTACTGCTCTGGCTGCTGGCATTGGGTTCAAAGGCACAAAGGCACCTGCTTGCCCAGCAACTTCACCAACCCTGGACGTTGGCTTGAGTGGCAAATTCTCAAGATAGTATTCGGAGCCATAGGGCAGCTGCGGTGCTGGCTCGTACTGCGTTTCACCGAACATCTCAGTCGGCATGGGACTTCTACCCATGAAATTCAATGTGTCAGGCAACAAGCCAGCCAATCCTGCTACACGCCCTCGGGTAACATCTAAAGGCACATTGGCTGATGCTTCTGGGTCTTGGAACCTGCGCTTGGGCTTCATCTGCGGGAAAAACCCCGTTGCTGCCCTATCATTTGGCAAAAACGAACTAAGCAGATTGTCAGCCATGATTCTTGAAGAATTTGCTAACCTGCTTCTTGGCTATTTTGCGCCTGTTGATTTGCTCCAGCATCTTGACGCCATAACGCTTGACTGCATCCCGCTTGATAACGAACTCGCCGTCTTGCAGTGCTGCGTAGCCATCGTCTGGGCCTGGTGCCTTGCCTAACAGGTCTTTGAGCCTGACCATGCCGCCTTTGGCAAATGCTTGGCTACCGCCACCAAAACCAGCATCACCACCGCCATAGCCACCAGCATTAGCACCTGGTGCGTCAGCGCCGCCGCCGTAGCCACTGCCAGGACTAACCATGCCGCCCGTTGGTATGCTGCTTTCTTTGCCAAAATTAGCCGTTGGGGACGAAAAGCCAATTGGCGTTGCCCCCCGAGTTTCAACTGGCGCTGGTGCCTGCTCACTACGTCCTGCCAAGCCTCCAAAAAACCCGGTGGCGGTTGACTGCTTACCCGCATATTGGTCGCCGTAAAGCCCGGTGGGGGTTATGCCAGAAGTGCCTGGTTGAGAACCATAACCACCTACTTGCAGCCCAGTACCAGGGTCAATCCCTCGAGCTACCGATTGCTGGTCAGCCACAAATTGTGGGAACATCGCCTGCTGCGCTCGCATTGCCAAACCAACCCCAAAAGGGGCGTAATTCATTGCCTTTTGACCAAACTGGGTAATGCCAGCCATCGTGGGATTGTTGCTGTAAAAAGCGGCTTTTTCAGCGTTGGACATCATGTCAAATGCCG